AAATCCCTCCGTACACACTCTACGCCCTTCATGTCGATCTTAACATGACCTTCCTCGTACTTTTTACCACAGTAACGCTTTTTCTTCAACAGTAAGAAGGGAAGATAGACTTTCTCAAATTCCAACTCCACCGGTCTTAAGAAGTGCGCGTCAACGTATTCGCCCATCTCTCTCCCAATCTCCTCTGCTCGTGCTACGGTTGCCTCTGGCGTCGGACCGTCACACAGAGACCGTGGGAGATGACAGAAGACCGAATCGGTATCACCGTAAACGCATTTAACGCCGTGTTCTTTTCCCCATACCGGATGATTTTCAATAAGATCCTGTGTTCTTAGAGTTAACCCCCTACCATATTTGGTAACACTTTCCGCGATACGTTTGTCTGGTAGAAACCCTACCGATGCCCCGGTGAATCCATAGATACTGTTCATGCAGACCTTCAGACCCAACTGACGACCATTCGCTATCTTGTACGGAACAGAATCCGGGTGATGTTTCTTCATTTCTTTTTTTACTCGTTTACGCTCCTCCCATAAGGATCCTAGAATTTCTGGTAGGATACCTTGGTTTGTTTCTTTGGTCTTAAAGATAATGTTCGTGTTGTAGTTTATCTTTGTCTGCATTCTACCATCTTTCCAATAGTAGTCGGGGACAGTTCGGACTTCTTTGCCCTCTGTCCAACCCATTCGTAACATCTTTTCCCTGGATACAATCGTCTCGTAGGACATGTTCATGCACATCATCACCGAAGGGTACAGTGACGCAAAATCGAGGGTTGCTATCGCTTCTTTGTAGAATTTGGGTTTAGGATCCAATACCACTGCCCCCTGAAACCCTTCAGACACTTCGTCTTTAACTGTTTTTACACCGAATTCTTCTGTGTTCAGTTCATTTCTGTAGGAATATTTTTTCTTTTTTTGACGTCGCGGAATAAAGAATTGAGGATTGCGTTTCTTGCAGTACCGTAACATGAGTGCAATGGTCCGTATTCCTTGTCCCCGGTTGAGAACATCGTTCAACGATATCCCGGTGACACATGACAACTGAAACGAGACGAACAGTTTGTTCAGTTTGTGCATTATCATACGTGTCAACCATGCATCTTTTACACAGTAGACTGCCAATTCATCTCTGCCTTCTTTTGTATGAAACTTTGGATGAATTTCATTGTAATCCATGGGATATTTCTTTGTTTTTAAAAATGTCTTTGCCACTTCATCCAACTTGTAAGAGTTCAAGTTATGGTTCTTCTTCATGACCTGGTACCCATCATGGTCGATTCGTCCAGGAATGTAAAGTGTTTTGGTAACATTCTTACCCGCCTGGTTGCTTTGAAACACCTTTTCCTTTATGTAGGACTCAACGCCTAAAAGACGTCCCCAGGTGGGGTACTTTTTATAATGGGTTAGTTTATAGTACCTATCGAACAAGTACGGGTGATCGAAGAAAGAACTATTGTACCCTTCCAAAATGTCAATGTCTTCGTTTACGATGAAATTATTGAACGATCTCAACATTAATACTTCGTGCTTGAAATGAAACACGGTTACGTCTTCTGATGTATATTCATCCGTAGGGTCTTTGACCGGTGATAATTTTTCCAATGGGTCTCCATTCGGACTTAGTATCCACACGTACTTTTTCACGTTCTCGTTCTGTTGAAGGACTGCCCCAATGGTACATACCGGGTCTCTTCCCGCTTTGGGAAACTCAAATTTACCAGACGGACGTTTGAATGGAACGGATTCAATATCATAACATAGTATACGCCAGGGCGCCATGTCGTTTCGCTCAACTTGGACATGGGTTCCCATATCACCGTTGATTTCAATATCACAAGTGGTCTTTTTTTCTTGAACACATGTACCCTCAATAGTCATCCAACTAGATGAATAAATATCTCGATCGATCAAATACTGTAAGGGATAGTCTACCTGGTCGTTATATATGGTAAACGGATGGTCAAACCCACGATTTCCAAACCCATATTTTTTATAATTTTCAACAATCAATTCGTCGTGTTCATTCTTACTGAATTCCTGCTTCCAGATATATTGAACTTTACGCGATAGTAATGCTTTTAAATCGTGTAAAACCCACTTATCTTTTGCAGAAATCTTCATAAAGACTGGTGTTTGCGTCTCGTCGAAGTTGCAAATATCTTGACCACGGATTTCGTCAAATCTGATCAACTTCTCGGCACGTGCTATTGTCTTTTGAATGTTTAAAAGACACTCGTCCGATTTAAGTATTATTTTCGAACTTCGATAACGAATTAAGGACTCATTGAGGTATCGCTTTAACCTGGGGATAGATTTTGCATCTATTTTAATGCAAATCGAAGGTCGAAATCCATTTATCCATACTGCAACGCTTTTGTCGTCGATTGTACGTCCGAATAGAACAATCTTATCCGACTCCGGTGACTGACTATCCAAATGTTGAAATGTAATCTTCATTTTAATTTAAAATAATAATATTTTGTATTTGTACTACACACAAATTTTTAGGACGGGATTTCCTCTACCTAGCTACCTAGTTTTATAACCCTAATTTTAACCCATCTAGGTCGGGCTAGGTCTAATTTGAAACTTTGACCAAAGTTCTTATTAATATAAAATATTATTATTTATTTAAAAAACGGTGATAAAAATGTCTGACTGTGCCATTTGTTTAGGAAAGATTAAAAGCAAGGGTAAACTCGACTCTTGTAACCACGAGTTTTGTTTGAAGTGCATTAAGACATGGACAAAAAAGAACAATACGTGTCCATTATGTCGCGGTAAAATTACCAAGATCACGGGAAAGCGCAAACGTGATACCGTTCACATCAAAGCGTCATTAACACCAACACAACGTAGAGTTAGAGAACTGTTAACGAGATTTGTCTTACGCGCACGTCACGATGTAACTTTGGAGAATGGGACCCGCCGTACTGGTTTTCAAGTGGTTCGACGTGAGGACCAACGAGAAGGCGATATTACTACCATGGAAGAGTTCCACAGCGTGTTACCAGAGACCACCGTACTACGAGGGAGATTACGGTACAGACGTAGACGTGTACGTAGACCACCACACATGGAATTGCCCGGAGACACGCGTGAAAACCCAATTGTTGTCGATTAACACAGATGGTCAAAGAAACCGTTCTGCCATAGCATGCTGAGAACCGTCATGAAGGCAGCGACACCTAATAGTTGATAATCACCGATAACATCCTGGGATTCTTCTTTCATATGTATACATACAATAGATTTAAATAATACAAAATATACGAACTGTTTGGTGAGTATATAAATAAAATATATTTTACATAAATGTCTATCGTGAAGAATAATTTCGAAATACCACCAATTAAAGTAGCCTTCTGTGGATCTATGGGGAGTGGTAAAACCCACGCGGCAAACCAATTGCAAATAAAAACCAATGCAACAATCATGTCGATTGCAAAGCCAATCAAAGAGGTGGTATCTAGAATGAACCTAAAGGACGCTGGGCGCGGTGAACATATTATGGTTGGTACCGTCGGACGTGCCGTTCATACGAACGTTTGGATCGATAAATTAATTGCCCGCATGAATGGCGATGTAATTGTGGACGATGTACGTTTTGAAAACGAAGCAAAAGTCTTAAAAGAGAACGGGTTCACCATTATTTATTTGGATGTACCTTGGCATGTTCGATTCAATCGAGTGTTGAAACGGTCTGAAGATTTGAGAGACCACATACAATACTTTGCAAATGAGTCCGAAATATCGTGCGAAACGATAGATAAACGTCTATTCGACTACGTATGTACCACAGAAGCTCAGGTGGACGAGGTTATTGAAAACATGACCATTAATTCTGAGAGTATATAAGTAAACTTAAATTATAATAAATGATTGAATTCGTCCCAGAAAATAGTAAAATAAACAATAACTCATTCTTCGGACTCTTCAAACTCCAAATTCAAAGCATGGATTACGACCGTCTCGAAGATCTCCCCGCAAAGGAAATCGTATTCGTGTGCGACTACAATGGGAGCGAACTTATCGTAGAAAAATCTCGGAAAATGTACCGTGAAAAGGATACGGTGACTACTGTACCTTTTAAAGATATACACAAAGTAAAAGCAAAGAATGTGATCATTATATCAAATCGTGGGGCGTTTGAACCACCGGTGTTTCCAGAAGATACGCGGGTACACGTCATATGTGTCGGTCCGTGCAACAATTACGTTGCATTTGAAAAAATTGCGTCAAAACACAACGGAATATACAATTACGTTGCAAGCAGAAACGAATTATCGTGTGCAGTTGGAAGCATGATTGGCGCGGTGTTCTCTACCGTCTATCAAGACGCAACACTTACCTTCGAGTCTAGCACACTCCTGTTCAGTCGGAACGACAGTATCTGTCAGTCAATAACTATCGGTGATTTGTATGCAGACGAGAAGAAAGATATCCTGGTGAAATGTCACCGAGTAAAGAACAGTGATATACACACGGTTCGTTACACCTTTCGAGCAAAAAACGTTTTGATCCAAAGCGAGATTGAAATGAAAAGGAAACGTTACATACATGAGGGTGTTGGGCGTCCAAACATGGACGTAATAACACGGTGGAAAGAAATCTGTGTAGCAAAAGAAATAAGAACGTACAACACAGAGGTAACCAGCGACTGTTTTAATTTTAACGGCGACATTGACATGTTACGGAATAATCGGGACCCGGCGTTGTTTCGTAGAGTCTCCCAAGAGTATCTATTACAACGAGACAACCGTTCCGACGACTATGTAAGTAAATACTACACACCGTTTAGAATGTGGTTTAGTAGGGAGTTAAGTAAAAGTTAGTATATAAAATAGTATTGTTTATAAAAATGGATCGTATTAAAAGTGTATTACCAGCTTTAACATGCGATGGCGTGGGTAACGGCTGGACCGCGTACGGATACAAGGCAGCAGGAGAAGTTATCTTTGCATCCGTTTTATGGAATATTGCCCAATTGTTTATGGAGTGGGTATCTTCGGGAGTAAAACAAGCACAGTTATTACTAGAACCCGCGATCAAGAGATACGAAGAAGTATGTCTGACATCCGCTGAAACCGCTTATGCAAGTTGGTATAGAGTTGCGAGTAGAAGTATTAACACGGCATGTCTAGATGCAGCTCAATTCAAAGCAAAGGCAATTTACAATATAAACCAAGCACTGATTGAAGTCAAAGAGTATATTATAGGTTTGATTTGGAAAGCAAATGCTACCGTTGCGACGCCCCTTGTAGTTAGCGGTATAGCCGATGTTGCTGGTGGCAAAGGCAGTTTTAAGAGAACGCAAAACATAGCAAGTGCTATATTTAATTCTAGGCATGTCATCGTTTGTAAGATTGCAGCTGCTCTTGAACAGGCGTTTCAATCCTCGTCGGCATGTGCAAGAAAGAGAAGGAGAGTAGATCAACCCGAATTAAAACTATAAATCCGTATACATAGCGGTTACATTGCCAATGAACTCGTTTATGTGAGTAAAATCACCATACACTCGAAACACAACGTAAAGTTTACATATCAAGATAATCGTACAGGTTTGCAGAAATTTCAAAGTCCAAACGGTGATAGGTACGCAATACTTAAATTGATAATGTGTGAGAATAAAAACCACACCAAAGGCAAGTATCCAGCCAATCTCTTCTAACATTTAATTACATATTTTATTTATTTATATACTCGCTTCTGTAATAAATGACGCGTAAGAATTAATCCCACACGCGTTCTTCCATCGTTCCAAATAGAAATAACCATCCAAACCCCAGTTCTTTCCCCACGAATTCTTTATGATCCAATACTTTGGAGTAAATCCGACTACCAACACCGCATGATCCACGTCTTTACCACACTGTGATTCTTCTAATACGCCACCGTGGTACATCTCTAGGTGCCACGACGTTGAATCTATGCCTACCGGTATTGGACCATATTGTACAATATTATGAGCCAATTTCTCTTCGATCGGGTACTCCCATTCATCGCTCTGTGTTGCATAATCCTTTACCATTACCCATGGACGCTCAATGCGACGGTAACATTTGCCTTCCCGTTCCAAATAGGGGTCAAAGCTGTCCGGACCAGCCGGTGTTCGCTTTGCCTTTTCGAAGGCATACTCCATCAACCCTCCATCGCACCCTTCATTATCCCCCTTCGTACAGTCTACCCACTGCTGTATGCTGAAATCCTTCAACTGACCAGATTTCTTCCAGTACCAATACTCGAACGAACCAGCTGCCGCAAAGGCAAAACATGCGCCACATGACCCCTGGCGTTTTACAGAGGTTACAGCGCCATGGGTTCTCCAGTCCATCGTCAACGGTAGACCGATCCGATGCTGCTCGTTCGTGTCCAACCTTCGTTTGCCTTTGCTAAAAGGATTTGCCCGGGTACGATTCATATCCGAACGATAAGTAAGGTTGTAGCTATGACGAGATGCGAAATGATATTTCGGTAATAGGGTATGAAACGCCTTGTTTTCTTCCTCCACGGTGTACAGTTTCCTATGGACTTTCTTGTACGAGTGAAACCATTCAGGGTAAGAATAAACCGGTACGATACAAAACAGTATAAGGTATAGTTTCATGTTTTTAATAAAAATAGTATAAATATATAGGGTTAAATACATAAATGTTGAACGCGGTGTTCGCGCGACCAATAGGGATCTTCGACAATTGGTTCAATAAGGTAGTGTCTGTTTTGACACTAGGAGACTACTGTCATTCCGAATTCGTTTTCAGTTGGACTGAAGATGAAGCTGAAACATTTTTCCAACAAATAGAGGGACATGACAAACTCAAAAACAATTATAAGAGATACCTGGAAGATGGAATGGTACATGTCTGTTTCTATATACTTTGGGGCGATGTATTGTCCTACCGTTTGTTAAAGCATCAACACAACAACCCATTTTATAGGATTCTGGACGAAACATCCGCCGCCAGTGTACCCATTACCTTGTCCCCATCTAATGAAATTAAACTGGGAAATTTTTTATTGACCCAATGTGGGAAACCATACGATTATGCTGGGGCATTGTTATACGCCGTACCACTGAGAAAAAGTAACACAGAGTACCCACAATACTACTGCTCAGAATTAATGGTATGTGCATTGCAACAATGTAGAATGTTACAGAATGTAAATCCCTCAGCTGTGACGCCAAATAAATTGTATAAATTATTAACTTAGATACTAGGCACTACACGACTCGCATGTAAAATTTATAGCAGACGCTCTAGGCTGTGTTCTAAGATAATAACAACCCGTCTTTAATCCCTTCTTCCATCCATAAAAATGCATCGACGTCAGTTTCGAATGTGTCGGAGCAGCCATGTAAAGATTCAAACTCTGAGACTGATCAATATAGGCACCTCTGGCTGCTGCGTGGTCGATGATACTCTTCTGACTCAACTCCCATGTCGTTTTAAAGCACTCCTTCACCTCATCTGGTAAATCCGTACCCTGAACACTTCCCTTATGTTCAATAATCTTATTGATTAGTGCTGGATTCCACATGCCCAATTTTTGACATGTCATCTGCAAATACTTGTTTATGATGACGAATTCACCGCTCAACACGCGTCTAACGTATAGGTTTGAAGTTCTAGGTTCAAAACTCTCCGTGTTTCCTAAAATTTGGGCACTAGAAGCTGTTGGCATAGGAGCCGTAAGAAGTGAATTTCTCAATCCATGCTTCATCATTTTAGTTCTCAATATATCCCAGTTGAATCGACTGGACGGCGAAACACCCCACAAATTGAACTGGAATATCCCCTTGCTTGCCGGAGAACCCTGAAACGATTTGTACGGTCCATCCTGCTGTGCAAGCTGGATGCTTTTCTTTATCGAGCCATAGTAGATAGCTTCGAAAATATCACGGTCCAAATCATGAGCTTCAGGTGAATCATATGCCATACCCATCATTTGAAACACGTCGGAGAGACCTTGAACACCGATACCAATAGGTCGATGCTGTTTGTTGGAATACTCAGCTTCTTTAACGGGGTAAGTTGTCTTATCAATTACCAAATTTAAATTCTCGGTGACTTGACCCGCAACGTCTACCAATTTATCAAAATTAAACCCATGTTGGGTTACGAATTTTGGCAACGCGATACTTGCAAGGGTACATACCGCTGTCTGGTCCTTGTCATGGTATTCGACAATCTCACAACATAAGTTGGAAGACCGAATAGTACCCAAGTTTTTCTGGTTGCTTTTATTATTGCAGGCGTCTTTGTATAAAATATAAGGTGTTCCTGTCTCGATCTGAGTCGTACAAATCTGCATCCACAGGTCACGAGCCTGGATAGTTTTACCAATTCCTAGGGACTCGTACTCCGCGTATAATCGTTCAAATTCTTCACCGTACGCATCCTGGAGTTTAGGAGCTTCTGTTGGACAGAATAGAGACCATGTACTGTCGGATTCGACACGTTTCATGAAAAGATCAGGAACCCATAAGGCGTAAAATAAATCCCTTGCTCTCTCTTCTTCCACGCCATGATTTAATTTTAATTTTAAGACATCCTCGACATCTCTGTGCCAGGGTTCGATGTATATCGCGAATGAACCTTTTCGTTTGTTTCCACCCTGATCCACGTACCTGGCGGTGTTATTGAACACCCGGAGCATAGGAACTAGACCATTACTAGTGCCATTCGTACCTTTAATACGTGTGTGTTTCGCTCGGATATTGGATACGTCAATACCAATACCACCAGCGGACTTACTCACCAGAGCTACGTCCTTCAAGGTATCGTAAATAGCTTCGATGGAGTCGTCCTTCATGGACATTAAGAAACAGCTAGCCAACTGAGACTGTTTCAGACCGGAATTAAACAGTGTCGGTGAAGCGTGAGTATACCAACCATTTGAAATGGTATTGTATAACTCGATTGATTTTTCAGGTGTATCCGCCAAAAATACGGCGACACGCATGAGTAAATACTGTGGACGTTCTACTATGCCATCCTTGTTCTTCAACAAATACGAGCGTTTCAAGGTACGTAAACCAATGATATCGTAGTGGTAATCTTTCTCGTGAGATATACACTCATCGTAATTGTACGCATGTACTTTATCCATGAAGGATTTGGATAAAATATCTTCCGCGTCCAGAAGATCCATGGCTTCGGTGAAGCTGCCCGGTGTACTGTTGTGAAGATCGACTGTTTCAAGTCTCCCTGCTAAAATACCATATTCGTATGAATGTGTTGCCAAAGAAGCAGCCTGTTCAGCAGTATATGGAACAATGTCCGAGCTTGGCATTTTAGCTGCTACACCCTTGTTGATTTGGTCGCAAAGACCGTCTACATCGACTGTACTGAGTTCAGTAGGGTGTTCTACCGCTCTCTTTATAAAATTATACATTTTACTGGTATCGTATTGTTCTTCTACTCCTTTGCGTTTTACAACAATCATTTAGGTTAAGAAAAGTGTACTTATATATTAATTATCTTTTAAAGTCATGGCTACCATTTTTACGTTAGCCCCACAAATAAACCCGGAAAGAAACCCTACGAACGATGTTACAACCAATACAAGCGCCATTCGCAAAATTGTGTGTCTACCACAACACAATAATACCAGAAACAAAACCAAATATACTGGTCCCGCCACTGTAATAAGTATGGATTCCGTAATCTCTGAAGATTTGTACACGCCTGCTAGAACAGTCGCCACTAGTGTTATGCCCAAACAAAAAAAGAGAATTACACACAAATAGTATGACCTTCGAATGAAGGATTCGATTTCAGCGGCTCTGTGCTTGTTAAAATACTTGTTCCGTGATAGGTTAAGGAGTCCTTTTTCTTCATCGTCGTCCGACATTTTTACCATATAGAACGACTATATATATGGTATTTGAAAAAAATCACTACAAATACAGTCCTGACCTTTAAAAATGTTAAAACGTCCACGACTTAGAGTCGCGGCTTATTATAGGAATTATTCTACATTAGGAATAACAAGAGAACCCATTCTCATCAACGACCATGTAAATATTATGACAAAGAGAGACCCAATCATCTGGAGCACAAAGGTGTATAAGGTCATTCGAATAGAAAACCCGATGTATGTATTTTTAAGGGATGAAACTGACACAACGAATGAGGTCATTGCAGGGGCTCATTATAGAATGCCATTCGACAGTACAATATACAGAGCAGTTAACCCAGCAGGACTTGGATGGAAAGCTACAAATATAGATACAGGGGACATGGCATACTTAAGACCATATCTTTACGATAACGGACTGGAACGCGTAATGAAGATTAAAGTTACAAATTTAAAGTTGAATAAAAGTGCGGTTGCACCTCGGTTAAGAATGCGCCTGACCGGTAGATTAATGGAGATGTTTAAGTTTTAACGTATACGTCAATAACGAGGTACTTCTCGTCTTTTTTTACCAGTCTTACGTTTACTCTACGCCCATTGCAAAGTATAGTATCGTTCTGTTTCACCTTCGAACTGTCATTTATTACTTTAACGACTTCTTCTTGAGTAAGACCGAACTGTCCCATTTTCTCCCTAGATTTGCGGGTATGAATGATGTCGGTAGAGATTACCGTTTCTATTGTGGTGCGGCGGGGTCCGATATGACAGGTTCCATTCATAAAATCGGCACACATTTCGTCAACTTCCTTCATAAAATCATCGCGACTTTGGGCGGGTCCGATATTACAGGTTCCTCTCATGACCGTTTTAACAAAGTTATTAATCTCAGATTTGTCAACAACGGATGTATCGCTCATTTATAACATTTAAAAGATACTTATATACGTTAGTTTTTAATCTTCTAGGTCTTTTGTGAGATCCCAGTCCCCTAAGGGGGTTGCATTGTCCACTACTTTGTGACATGCGCGTCGGAATTCAATCTGACACACTTCGAATTCTTCATAGGTTGCTCCGGATTTGGTCCTGTGAAAAGTGTCCATCATACGTGACATAACTTTCCAAAACTCGTCGGACCACTCCAATTTCCATGCGCGTAGACGTTTGGGACCCCATGAAATGAATATCGCCTTACGTCTGTCACTGCACGCCATCTCAAGGTACATTTGCGGAACGTAATAGTAAGTCACTTTTTTATTGCATTTCTTGGACTTCGCGGGACACTTAATCTCAAGGATACCTTCCTCTAAGACTTCGAAATCCTCGTCGTCTTCGTTAAAGATCTGGTAGAATCCATCTGGAGTTGCAGATAACCAGTCGATGGTATTGTGTTGAACGTGGGGTGCTTCATACGCAACAATATCGGTCTTACGATTCAGGAATTCTTCGAGGGCACCGTCTTCATGCTCGCTTCCCCATTTCATCCAACCAAGTTGTTCTTCGGTGAACGGGTCGCGCTTACGTCCTTCAAAGACTTCTTCATAGAATTTAACGCGGTCGTCGTTGCCCCTACAGAATAGGAATTGACTTAATTTACTCCCAGAGAGTTTGTTCTTGCGTCTGCGGAACCATTCTTCGGATCGTTGACTTGGTTCGTCGAGGTTTTGGTCGTCCAGTGAAAAGAAACGAGGATGTGTGAATTGACTCATTTATTAATATTTATTTTACTTATATACTATTTATTTAAATCTTGGTTTTTAATACTACCTAGGACCCGACCTAGTTTTAGTATTCTACCTAGTATTGTAACCTAGGTCGCTACGCTACCCCCGGATTGAAAAATACTATATTTAATTTAAAATAAACTATAAAAAGGTGATAAAAATTAATAAAACATGTTTTACTGTGTTAATTTAAGAAAGAAAAACTGTAACTTGAACTATGATTCCGATTCGAAAGTATTGTCGTTGAATGACGATTCTTTAACCGTCAATCGACTTTATTCCGTACAAGCAACCCAATCGAGCGAGCACGCGTACTTGATGGCGCACCTTGCAACACCCTATCAAAACAAGAAAACACTACTGTTCCGTAGCGATTCATGGTTGGTAAACGACGACGATGATGCGGACGATCATGTACTCGTAGAGCAACTCAACACGAAGATGGAGACACTAAGTGGTCCGGACTGTGTTCTTCTTACCGATTGCGTCGAAGCAAGATTGCACGGGACTACCTCCATGAACGACCTATACCCGACGAAAACGCGTCTGGTAGCACCAAAGACGTTGTACATGGAAGATGCGTCTAACATTGACGTTATCTTTTGTGAGCGTGTAACCTCTTACACAAAATCATTCGACATGGTGTTGGTTATGAAGACTGGTAAAACTGTTACGCATTCTTGCATTTCGAGGAAAAAGATTAACATGTTTGTAGAATGGGCGAAGCAAAACAATCTCGAGTTTTATCAAACCGGTCCGGATCCCTTACCCTGGAGTGCGGTTATGAAGCGCCATGCGGATGGCGAATCGTGGGAAGCGATATACAAACTAATTACTCATGTGTCGGATGACGAAGATGAAGTGAGCGAATGGTCCGAAGGTAACACCGACCCCGAAGAAGAAGAAGAGGACCTGGACTTTCTCGAAGAAGAATCCGAGGAAGAATTCGTAGAGGATGACTACTCCGATGAGTCGGACGAAGAAGGAGACTACGAACCAGAAGCAAAGCGTAGAAAAACTTAATGATAAGCAATCTTACCTAATGTTATTCTATTATTAAAAACTACTCTAGGAACACGCATATCGGTGATATCACTTCTCCGAATAGATCTGAGCCCAAAGTACATGGCTACGTATGCACAGGTGTGCCAAATACTGTGGATAATTGCGTAGTGTTCGTCGCTATGTTTCCCATCCGTTAAAAAGGCTACTACGCCTCCACCGCCCAACGTTAACGAGATGTACAGAAACAATATGTCGCGTTTGCTGTCAGCTTTGCGGAAGAAGTAATCTAAAGTTCTCTTTATAACAAAGATGAGTTGACAAAGGATAGTAACACCGCCGATAATATCCGCTACCATTTGATCGTTCCAAAAGACACCGAGTAACAAGACTGCAAACAACAACACCGGTAACATCCATTCGGGGAACTCTTCAAACAGAACCAGGACCGTGACTAATATAAGGGTTAATGTAGAAAAGGATATGTCTAAAGGTCCTGTATACTCCTGTCCGACATCGAAGACAATCGACGTGTGATAAGCTACACTACAGCCAAGACCGATGATCACCGTAGAGAATATCCAAGCGGTGTTTCGAAGAATATAAATCATAGGAATAGCGAAGACATGGGTTACCAACACCAACCAGTTTTGTACAGCCTGGCTGTAATTGTCGTACGTAAGCAATACTATACCAGAATACAACACTACTGAACAGAGAATATAAATATCAACTACTTCTAACATTTAATATTAACATACGGTATATTTATAGTTAAAGAAACTTATGAGAATCTTCCCAGTTTTTCTCGTCCTGCTCATCAACAAACTCGAGGTACTTGTCACAATCACCGAGGTTTAATGGGGCACGCGCTGTCACGGCTAATACCTCTTCTCCACGCTTCAACAGGGCAAATATCCACACAAATTCACCGTGTACGGTGTAAGAATGTACAAATGCACGCGTTAAGTTATTCTCACACATATAATTATACGCGTTAACCCATTTAGAAGTGCAAAAACCCGGAGTTAACATTTTGTTTTAAAAAAATTATCAAAAATTAAAGACCTCGCCACTTTTTACTGATCGGGAACCTGGATCCGACCTAGAATCCCTGTATATAGCTAATAAAATACACAGATTTAATAGGGTAACAATACCAGATTCTATACCTAAGATGTATAGTTGTAATAGAAACCCATATGCCGACCAGAGTGCAGCTGATATACAGTGTAATATAATAGTACAAACGTGCAAATCGGCGGTAGTGCCAGGATGCCTCACTTTCCACACCTGGGGAATATTACTAATCATAGATATCAAGGCGCCTGCACCTGCAAGTGCTTCCAATGCTGTTATCATTTCAATGTGTTGTCTGTATCCTTTATAGTGAAATCTTCAAGATACAGGCATGCCTTCGTATGCTTCAAATAATCCAGTTTAGGATCTCTAAGATTGTCTCTTAGGACGTCCGTAGTAATAGGTCCGTATACATCCGCTGTCATAGTGGATGCGCGTACCACGACAAATATCGCCTGTCCATCACCGGAACGGATTATGGGATCTGTATGCCCTCGCCCTTGACCTCCCTTTTGGAAAACAAATGAGGTACCATATCGTTTCGACGCCTGTTCACACTGTGACTTTACATGGAGTTCTACACCATCGTAGGTTAAGTCTGCATCGAACGATTTGCGGTGTTTTTCATATATTTCCATATCTGGCTCTGAACAGTCGATATTATGCTGCCAGAATAACCAACA